GGCGGTAGGCAAGTCACCAATGGCCTTATGTACGGAAACGGTGGCTTGAAGATGTGGAGCACCGAGCATCTTGCTAACATGAAAAGTCATGAGCTTGCAGATGAAGAACGAGATGCTGTAGATTTTTGCTGGGACTTTCAACGCTACAAAGAACTTCCAGGTTGCTGGAGCAATGTGCATACAAACGGCAGTGCTTATCAAGCATTTCGTGTGGGCTTCCGTGAAGGTGTTAAGCTATCAATGGAACAGGGCCGCCTGCTTGCTTTTAATGAATGGAGCACTACAATGCACGCCGCAAACTATCAACGCTTACTTACATGGATGACAGTGGGATCAGATGTTGAGCATGGTATTTGGAGTGTGTACGGTGCAAGGCTTGCTGTTAAGATGTTGCAGTATGATAACTTTGATTTTGTGAAAATTAGAGATTATGATTGGTTTAATGATTTTTTTAAGTCACACTCAAATGCAGATCCAATTAAAGGTAGTAAGAGCCTGGGCAAGAATATAAGTGAAGGACTGGGATGGATCTTACCTGAATTCGACACTGATCAAAGTGCTTTTATAAAGCAAACACAGTTGCACCCCGACAAGCCATTGACGTATGAAGATGTAGAATGGCGCACAAATTTAAGTTTATATGGATGGTTCCGTGGATAAAAATGCTGAATTAAGATCATCGTTATTGTACTTTGTTGATGAAGCAATTGGCTATAGACATAGCCTACACTTCTTTCATCGTTGGCTTGAGTCTGGCGAGCAATCTAATTTAGAAGGATTGATACTTGAAGTTGGGCGTGAAAACTTCATTGATTTGCAACCATTGTTGAATACTATCAAGGATCCTTCTAATACTGACGGCATATTAACACTTTACAACTTTATCAAGATACATGGAGTATATCGTGTTGATGCGTTGGACACGCGAATTACTCCGCCACCTGACGTTGACAACACAGTATTGAATTGTGTTGAAGGCAATGCTTGGGCTATGCATAACTGGATTGAAGCAAATACACACAAAGGTGTAGGGCCATACTTTCATATTGGGAGAGCATATGGACTCTTACAAGAGGCTCATTTAGACTTTTATAAGATATTTGACCTGCTTGAACTAATGTTTGGCAAAGAAACAACTTTGTTTTCGTCTGTAAAAAACAATGATATTGCATTGTTAGGAAAGCTGCTGTCTAATTATTATCCAAGCTGCGGAGTGCATATCATTAAACTTGCACAATCAGTAACTGAACATCCAGACCTAAATTGGAAAGATGCGTTAAGCAGAAACCAAATTAAAAGCAAGTTATGGCTCATTGAACAACTAAACGTACTTAAACTATTACCCAAGCCCCGCAAGTATACCACTGACGAATCATCAAATGTACTATTAGTAGGCGGTTGGGTTGGCATGTTAAGTTTCTTAGCTGATATGAAAGGCAAGTTTCTTGATGTAGTAACCAACGTTGATATTGACGAAACAGTTCACGCTGCATCTGCTGACTTGAATTCAGTAACCAAATCAACATTTAGGACCAGCAACAGGGATGTGCGAAAGCTGAATGTTGCAAAGTACACTAAGCCAATTGTGATTGATACGATTGTTGAACACTTCAAAGATCACGGTGAATGGGTTAAAACATTACCAAATAACGCTATAATTGTATTGCAAGGTAATGACATGTTTGATGTGCCTGACCACGTAAATTGTCATAAAACATTAGAAGAGTTTATTGAGTCATGCGGGTTAAATAACATTATCTGGAGCGGAGAATTGAATCTCTATAAGTGTACCAGATACATGGCTATTGGCACCACATGATATATGACAAGCGGTTTAAACGATACGATTTCAAAGTAGATTTAGAAAGATTAAAAGCTGAAACGTACACACTGATGTACGATTATCCCAATGGGGTTTATCATACGCAGTGTTCGTTACAAACAGATGGGTCTGACGATTGGGCAGCTGGTATTGGATCTAAGCCTGACATAGACGAATCAATTTGGGATAAGTTGCACCCAAAATTAGTAGGCACTTGGTGGGAAGAGTTTTTTGCTACCTTGCCCTTTACAGTATATCGTGCTCGGCTACTGACCTTGCAGGCCCGCACTTGCTACAGTATACATGTTGATCGCACACCTCGCATACATATTGCAATTGATACTCACCCAATGGCCAGATTCATTTTTACTAACCCGCCAGCAATACGAGTTATCCCTGACGATGGCCACATTTGGTGGGTAGATACTACAAAAGAACATTCGGCCATGAATGGCAGTATGAAGCCAAGAATTCATTTTGTTGCTTGCCTGGACAACACAGACCCAATTTAAGTCATACATACAGGTATGACATTAGAAGTTATTCATACCTGCGCCGAACACTTTAGTAGTATTGAACAATTATACAAAGATTTCTTAGCAGAAATTAACAAGGACCCATTACCTGCATTGGTTAATATGGGATATGAGTTTCCTGCTGGTCTTGGTTACCTGGTTAACAATAAATCACGTTGGACAGAAAAAACAGGTCAAATTGACTTACTGTTAGACAATGGCCGCATCGTTGGAATTAGTGCAGTAGAAACAAGTTCACTCAGCAATGTATTTGGTAGCGGCGGCAATCGTTGCTGGCTGTTACCTAAGTATCGTGTTCATAATGAAATTACAAAGTATCTATTGTCATCTAATTTAGAATGGTGTACAACGCAACAGCACGTAGGAATGATACTAACATTTAACGATTATAACAAATGGATCTATACTACAATTAAAAAACGAGCAGTCGGACAAGCAGGCGCATTAGGCCCAGTTTGGAGCAACTGGTGGAATGATTGTATCCCGTTCGAACGTCAGTTGAATGTTTTTAATACCCCACAATGGGCAGTAGTAAAGCCAATTGCAAGCACAGATTCTGTGCGCAATAACATGAATAACATTGAAAAAGAATTTGGAATAGCATGATTGTAAACACAGAACGTTCGCATTTGAAATATTGGTACGGTGATGACCGTAATCAAATTTGGCGCAAAGACAACTTAGAAACAACATCAATGAGTGTTGGAGGATGTGTTCGAAAGCCAATGAGCTTTAAAGCAGAGCTAATTAGAAACGCTCGTACCTTGAATAGAACATATCCAGACTTAACTATTTTTTTAAGCGGTGGCCTAGACAGTGAAATGGCACTACAAAGTTTCTTGTCTGCTGGGATCACTCCGCGTATTGTTACTATTAGATTTCCCGACGATAAGAACTTACACGATATTGGCCCAGCAATGCGAATGTTGTCGGGCATGGGGTTAAAATACACAGTCATCGACGTTGATCCCGAAGAATTTGTAATGGGCGGCGAAGCATTTGAAATAGGTGCTCGTTATCAAAGCTATAGCTTTTACCAACAGCTTCTTATGAAAGTGGCACTTGAATACAATGCCCCAATGATTACAATCGACGAAATTGAATTGGAAAAGTTGCCCAGCATTGATTGGGAAACTGGAGAGCATTATGACCGTTGGGCATTCTTGAAGAAAGAAGATCAAGATGGAGTATGGCGCAGATTTGCAGATGCAACTGGTATTCCAGCTCTCAATAACTTTTACAGTTACAGCCCCGAATCAATTTTATCATTTTTACAATTGCCAACAGTTGATGATTTGGTAAATGATCGTATTCCCGGGAAGTTAGGTTGGACCAGTAGTAAGATGAAAATTTACTCACACCTGGGATATAACTTTAGAAAACGTCCCAAGTGGCACGGGGTCGAAAACTATATGCACTTGTGGGACTATGTCAGATACAATGTATATGAAAAGTCAAAGCTAAACTTTGACGAGCGTAGTTATGTCATGCCAATTGACCAACTAAGACAAAATTTAATTAATGGAGTAGAGACAGTATGCAATATAGCTTAATGCCAATGACACTTGATCATTTGCCAGGCTTGGTGGAGTTTGCAGAGCATATCTATGCAAACACGGATCCAGACAAGTATCCAGATTTTAAAATATCAAACGATATTGACGATGAAGAAAAACGTAAAAAGTTCTTCTCAGCATTTATGCTGCCGAGCACATTTAACAACTATAATATTAGACAGTGCTATGCGTTAGTTGATACTGATGGTAATTATCAAGCAGCAGTTGGTGTTAAACGCTGGGCTCATATGCCAAGTTGGAGTTTAAGTTGGTTGCTAAGTCCAAGTATGGGAATGAAATTTATTCCAACGTTTAGAACAATTATCGCAGAATTGTGTAATGTACACGAAGCAGCTGGAATGAATGAGTTTTATGTAAGCTATCCGGCGCATCGTGAAGCTGCATACAGTAAGATTATGTTGCCTGTGCGCGAAAACTACTACAGTTTTGTTGAATGTACTGTGCAAGCAAATACCCGTAGTCATTATAGTTTTATACATGAACTAATGGGGCATAGTTTACACCCGCACGATATGAACTTGCGGAGATATATACTACGTAGAGAAAACACATTACCGCCGAGCCAAGGAGGTACGGCAATCCCTTTAAATAAAGCTACTTCATGAAAAATTGGTTGAACAAACAAGCTGAGTTGTATCGCAAGACACATCAGATTCCTTATATACTTGCAATATGGTTGCCGTACCATTTGGCAGCTATTGCCGTACTTGCATATACCATTGCAACTGGTTGGTCGTGGAGTTACTTGTTACTTGCTGTTTGTGGTTGGGTACTGCTTGACGGCGTTGGTAACAATTTGACACTGCATCGCTGGCTAAGTCACAAAAGCTGGACTCCACACAAATGGGCAGAACCGTTCTTGTTATGGGCCAGCACAATGGTAGGCGAAGGCAGTCCGTTATGGTGGGCAGCATTGCACCGCGGGCATCATCACAAGGTAAGTGATATCCCGGGTAAAGATATTCATACTCCAGTGGGCAACGGCTGGTGGTGGAGTTATATGGGATGGCAGTTTGGCATTGAACAAAATTCAGTCAGCTTCCGTTATGCAGTTGACCTGCTTCGTGACCGTCGAGTTACATTTATCCATGAAAACTATAACAAGATCATTTATGCTACATTGCTAATCAGCGCATTTATATTTGGTTGGCAAGCTACCATTTGGTTCTTTGTTGTGGGCGCTCTAATGAGCTTACATGCTGACGGCTTAGTAAACACATTCGGCCACGTACCAGCAGCTGGTTACCAAAACTTTGAAAACAAAGACCAAAGCACTAACGTATGGGCCATCGGTTACTTCCATTGGGGCTCAGGTTGGCACAACAATCATCACAAGCAAGCAAGCTCGTTTGACTTTGGTACTACAGTAAGCGGTCGCTGGCACGAATTTGATCCGTGCTTAGTTCTTGTTATTCCGTTTGCCCCTCTTTCGGAGACTAAACGCTTGTGGAAACTTCGTAAGGATGCTATAATTGCTTATAAACTTTAAGGATTATAATGACCGTTCGCCTAGTATCGTATTCTCAGCCAACTGAAGAATTTAGAAACGAAGGTATTGCAGATGCACAAGAGCTTATTGCTTTTTGTGCTCGCGTATCTAACCCCACCAATCAGTACAACACTGAAACAAGTGAAAAACTAATCAAGTACCTTGTTAAGCATGCACATTGGAGCCCACTTGAAATGGCAAGTGCATGTGTAGAAATTACAACTACTCGTGATATTGCACGACAAATTCTACGCCATCGTAGTTTTGCATTCCAAGAGTTTAGTCAACGTTATGCAGACCCTACAGAAGATCTGGGCTTTGTTATTCGCGAAGCACGTTTTCAAGACACAAAGAATCGTCAGAACTCAGTAGAACTAGATTTAACAGATCCTGCTCAACGTGAACTAAATCGTATTTGGACTGAAAAGCAACAAGACATTATTCGTCTTGTTAAAGAAACGTACGGTTGGGCTATTACCAATGGCCTGGCCAAAGAGCAAGCACGTTCGGTACTACCCGAAGGCAACACAGTTAGTCGGCTGTATATGAATGGTACATTGCGTAGCTGGGTACACTTTATTGACTTACGCAAAGAAAATGGCACACAAAAAGAGCATCAAATTGTTGCCCTTGCGTGTGCCAAAGCCATTACAGCTATCTATCCAATGTTAGCTACCTAACTCTTTTGTGGCAGTTAACGAGCCATCTTCGTTCTGCCACAAAAATCCCCAAGCGTTATTATAACGTGTAATAGTTGGCAAGCTGGGCCATTTTGTTTTGTACTTTAGGTACTTTTCATTTGGCCAAATATCATTAATCAAATTCTTTGCTGGTAGTTTGTATGTGTTCCACTTGCCGCCTACCTTGGGCTCGCTAGTATATAATGCCCACTGTTGATACTGTTCACTGTCAAAGAAGTTAACAACATTTGCAGCCATGTACTCGGCTTGTGTAGCAGTCGGTGCATGCATTGCCATGCGATACTTAACAGCTTGCCACTTCATTGCATAGTTTAACCACCATAAGAAATCATGATTAGTGTTAATAGGAACTGGACTTGCATTAACAAGATCACGCAACATTTGTTCACGCTCTTGCCTATACGGTTCTTTTTTGGCCAATAACCATGGCAGTGACTCAGTTTCCCAATCACCGTGGATAGCATCAAAGTTGTTGGTGTTATCCATGTAGCTTTTTAATGTCAAACTACCAAACAAGTTATCAGCGCACTCTCCAGTTACACAAACGTTTTTTGGATCAGTAACAATGTCGTAGAACTGATTGCTTGCTAACAAACGTGTACCAAAATAAGGCAGTACAACTTCATTAAAGAATTCGGGATTCTCTAATTGACTATCTTCGTTAATAGCAAGCCACGTTACTTTTTGCAACTCGGCCCAGTCAGGATGACTAATAAGCAGCGATACAATCAGCGTAGAGTCAATGCCGCCACTGTAGAAAATGACTAAACGTTCACGTCCGGGCACTTTTAATTTTGCAATACAATCATCAATCCTATTATAGCTTACTGCACTGAAACTAGGAACTACTGCTGGCTGCTCGGGAATCGGACTATTGTTGTATATGGCAACACCAGGTACATCAATTGTGCCGGTGCGATCACTTAGACTGATCCAAGGATTAAACATTTCAATAAATGTCTTAGTGACAGGATTAATGTCAACTGCTAACGGGCTACGATATAGTCTGTGGGGGATATAGTATAATAATTTTTTCATGTTACATCATCATTGATAAAAACGAATCTTCGTCCATTCGCGCACGTACAACAGCAAACTCTTCTTTGTTCTTGGCAGCACGTATCATGTTTTGAAATCTAATTCGCAAGCGTTCTAGTTTACGAATTAAAAACTTGCGATTGTGAAATTTGTTTATAATGAGTCCAGCCGCTACATTTATAGTCAACCCAGACTCTTCAGCATAGTCCTCGACCATACCAACATCTTCTGTTAAGCCATTGAATACTGCATTGGCCTGACGATACTTTTCTTCATATGCTTCGTGTTGCCATTCAAACCGTTGTTCAAACCGTTTAAAGCCATGTGATAAACGTTGCTGTAGTTCTGTCATCAGGTTAACACGGGCTTGTAGTTGATGACTTAGAATCATAGCTTCCATATTCTTACGATGAGCTAAGAATTCTGTATTACGCGGCCCATCAAACTTTAATTTAAAGTCCATGTTCCCTTGTCGAAGTTGACTTGCATGTAAATCACTTACTCCGTAAATCCTACAAATTGCTTGGAACTCACCTGAGCAACCAGATTCTAAAACGGACATGTCAGTTGCCCATGCTAATACTTCATTTTCTGCGGTGCATGCTAATGCTAACCAATGCATATCAATAACTCCTATCGTTATTGTATGTAGTTAAGAAATAGCAGGAATGTTCTCCAATAGGATATCTTTAGTAAAGCGAATGCTTAACATTAATCTTGGCTGATCACTGCGATTTTCTATATGATGCGGAATGTCAATCTTAACAAACGTGGGCTTGTTAATAATTTTAGTAGCTGCCAATGTAGGCTCTTCTTGCCAATCAATCTTAAGATACTTGATAGTTTTAAATGGACTTTTTGACAGTGAGAAATCGCCACTGTACCAAAACATTGGGCCTTTTTCACAATTTAAGATTGGTAGATTAAGGGCAGTATTTGAAGCATTTACTCGTGCAGGATCAAATCCGTCAATATGAAGATCTTGAACAAAGTTTGCATCATTGATAAACATGATAGCCGTTTTAATCTTTACTTCAATTCCAAGTACAGCCAGGATATCGTGTTCAATTATGCTTCCTATGTAATCTAATTCAGAGTCTGAAAAAACTTTAGCAGTAGTAAATTTACCATCCCACCTATTCATGCAGAATTTCTGTACTGTACGCCACCCTGGCAAATCAATTTCTTTAAAATATTCCATAATAATATTTATTGGCAATTGCGCAGTGGGGAAATTCATAAATATTATTATGGAACATATACTTGTATTTCTCAGTTGGACTTTGTACCTTTACTTCATACACCGCATTATACACGGCGTAGGTCTAAAGTTCTTCCCGGTTGCGTTTAAGGCACATGCTGATCATCACAAGTATATAAACACTCACGAGCAAACAACGTGGCACTGGAATAATCTATTTCTATTCAATGACACCTGGACCAGTACATTGGATCTTTGGATTACAGAAGTAATCCCAACGCTGGTGTTTAGTTTAATCACTGGTTACTGGTGGATTAGTGTGTTCTATTATCTATGGGCCGCACTGGTGCAAGAAACTATAGAACACAACCCAAAGTTTAACTTTTATCCGTTTCTTACAAGTGGAAAGTGGCACCTGATTCATCATCGAAGTACCACTTTTAACTACGGATTATTTTTCCCAATTTGGGATATCTTATTTAAAACTCATAAGCCATTGTCAAATTGAATTATTGGCTAAAGTGAGTAGCCAATAACGCACCAACCACCCGGGTGACACGAGTCTTAATAAGATCACTATCCATCATAACTTCAAAATCAACAATACGGTCTAAGTATTGTTCTATTTTCTTACTTACTAAAAGTTCATTGCTGCTTTTAATATCAGATAGATCTTCTTTTTTGAAAACTACTTCAGTGCCGTCATTGAGATACACTTTGATCCAGTCAATGTACTCAACTGGAACTTCTTCAACATGTATCTCACGTAGCATCTCTTCAAAACTACGATCCTTTTTGCGGATGCTCATTTGCTGCTCCAAAATAATTTAATACGGTCAAACAATTTTGGCTTTAAACTGCTTGTGCTTTTGCTGGTCGTCCTCGGCCCCGTTTCACTTCTGACGTTGGCAATGCTAGATTCGGATTTACGTGGGCGACCGCGACCGCGCCTTTTGGGTCAAGTTTTTCTGCCTCCTCACGTAGTCTACGAGCTTCAGTTTCAAATTGATTTGCTTGTACACGATACTTGCTGGCAAGTATGTCGTCACTGATAACTCCTGGGGGATTATTAGCAGGGGCTGTAGTTGCTATATCGCTTGAGCGTGTACCAGCTGCGGTTTGTGCATTGGTAATTTGTTTCAACTCTCGATTTAGATCAACCAAGTTAATGGTTACACCTGGCTTTGGTGTCATTGCCACTGACTTAGTTGGTACTTTTACCATCCAGCCTTTTTGATGCAATGTGTTAAGCATGTTTGTGCCGTCATTGAAAACTTGGCGGAACAAGTAATCACTTGTGTCCATTAGGTCTTGACAATTAGGATGCTGAATTGCTGCAATTAGATCATCATGATATAGCTGCGGCAATGATTCTGTGGGAATGATCAATGCTGAATCAGAGTCACCAGGCAGTTCACGAAATACCACAACGCATTTCTTCCCTTGTCCGTTGACTCCAACATGTTTAATGAATTGTGCCATGTGGTATCTCCTTAAATTTACTCTGCTGCCGCGTCTGCGGTAACTTCTGCACCTTCAGTTGGTACAGGTTCGTTGGCTTTTAGAAAGCTGGCCAACTTGTTATAAGTTGCACCAATAATTTCCATTTCGCCTGCACGGTATCCACCGCGCTGTGATGCTAACTCAATTGCACCAGCAAGAATCTTCATATCTTGTAGTGTTAAGCCAATTGGTTGTTGGGCTTGTTCTTGAGCTTGTTCTTGTTGTTCCATTAAAATCTCCTAGGTTAAAAAGATGGAAGTCTTCCGCAAATACTTATAGCACAAAATGCCCGGGTGTGTAGCCAAAAGTACGTGCTTATACAGGAACGATTCGTATAGTCTTACGGTCTTGTTCATGCCGGCATTGATTTACAGTGCATGGGAAAGGTGTGTTGGGTGGTTGCCATGCTGGGTCAAACGCATTGAAGTGTTCGTTCCTGCCACCACATTGGCTGTATGATACAAAGCCCTTGGGGCCAATATGTAACCAATCAACACCAGCGTAACAAGGCATACCAGTGTATACTGGGTCTGTGTTGTTTGCAATGCTTAGGTCTATGTATCTTGGATCGGGTGTATTTGGGTCAAGTACAACAGTCTTAGGCACGTGATCATCTGGACGTCCAAATATTCTGTTAGCGTCAACGGTGCTGTATCCTCGATGTAATTCACCATCAGTATCGTGTAACACTTGTTCTTTGCAGGTGTATCCGCGATCTACAAATTGCTTTGCTTTTTCTCTTGATTCTGTAATGCTGCCTGGTACTAACGGCACCACGACAGATACACTTACGTTTTTCTCTGCACATTGTTCAAGAATAAAGTCAAAAACATCATCATTTTGCCACGAATGATATGTAAGTTCAACACTATCAATGAGATTTATAACACTATACAAAGCAAACCAAGTATCGTCGCCACTGGTGTCTAATCTAATAGTACAAGGCTTTTCTTTCATCTTCTTTAACAGTGTACTAAGATGAGGAAAGTGTAGCGGTTCACCCCCGCCGATCTTCCAATATATTTTATCGTGATGGCTATACCTTGTGTCTTGTAACTTTTCTATAATAGACAAGTACTGCTCAACTGGCCGATCCAATGCGCCATTTTTCCATTGTGATTGGCAATACGAACATTGGAATTTACAATGTGCATTCAGCATCCAGGTAACTTCAGCGTGTTCTAAGTTGATCATACACTTATTTAACACAGCCAAAAAAAAACGCACCCTAAGGTGCGTTAAAAGGAGCCCAGCAAAATCAATGTTTACTATTTGGTGGCACGTAGTTGGCAGTGATACCAAACGGTGCTGTGATAGTATTGCTACCATGCACCACAAACAACGTGTCGCAATAGTCCGGGTCGCCCCAGCTACCAAACGGATATCCGTCTGTAAAGAATACTAGTTGATGCGGTTGAACTTCGTTCTCTTTCATCCAATGCCATACACATTCAAAGCTGGTCCCGCCGCCACCTTTGATCACATACTCGCCCATGCTTCGACCGTCATCACCTGTAAAGGTATCTTCGTTGTAAACATCTGTGTCAAAGGTAACTACTCGCACCTTGTAACTTGTGAACTGATCCAAGCTACCTTGTACCATGCCCAAAAAGTCTGCTAACATACCTTCGTCAATGGAACCAGAAGCATCCAGTGCAACCACAATGTCAAGTTCCTCACCTGGCAATTGTCCCGGCATAACTGCGCCAGTATGCCAAGCCTTGCGGTTGGGTCGCATCCATGTGTAGTCACTCTTAACAGATCCGCTAAATTGAATGCGCAACAGATCCTTCAAGTCCATTACAGGGGCAGTGATGTCACGTACCAGACGTTCGATGTCACCGGGGCAGTTGCCAGCACCTGCGTTTTTTACGGCCTGGATAGTTGCTTCACGCCATTCGTCACGCAAAGCCTTCTTTTCTTCTTCACTCAGCTTCTTGAACTTGGGTCTACCTTTTCCGTCTTTGTCACCGTCTTTACCATCACCATCACTGTCGCCATCACCGTCGCCATCCATGTCCAAGTGCTCGTCAAACGGCATTTTAATAACTGTGGCATTCTTCATCAAGTCATCGTAAACTTCGTCAGCAGTTTTGCCTTCGTATTTGCGGTCTGCTAAAATTTCTACGGCAGTAATACGGGTGCCAACACTTTCGCGGATCAACATATTGTTGATAATAAAGTCGCCTGCCATGTTCCAAACTTGGGGCTCACGACTACCTCGACGTGTCATGTGTTCAAAAATAATGTGTCCAAGTTCATGTGCAAAACCAAACACCAACTCGCCATCGCTTAACTTCTGAACAAAGGCAGCATTGTAATAGAACTTGCGGCCGTCTGTTGCAATAGTCTTGCACCATTCAACTTCTTCCAATTTTAGACGAGCCGCCAAAGGTCCCCAGAACGGATATTTGAGCAACATGCTAACACGGCTCTTAATTAAGCGATCTCTTGCGGGCATCTTTGACATTGTGTTTCCTAAATTTCTTACTGTATGTATCTATTATACTGCGATTTGGACCGTTTGTCAACCGTTTTTTGGGCTATTTTCTGTTGTTTTTTGACTACACATTAAGTCCCACAGCATAGCAACTTCTGGTTCTCTAAACCATATGTTCTTTTTTGGAATAAAGTCCCAATCCATGCGCTTAAGACCTTGTTCGCGAGCCCACTTGGTAATTTCGTTGATTGAAGTAGCACGATCAAGAATTCGAACGGACCAGCCTTTCCTTTGTTCACGAAGCCATTCGCTAACATCAGATGGGGTAGGGGGCTGGTCCGTCCAAACTGTTTTATAGTCCGGACCGTATAGCATTTCTGCTATTTCAACAGTCCGGGGTCTATCACTCATCTGTAAGCAGATTAGCGTAACGCTTGAAGAACTCTGGGAAGTTAGTCATTTTCTTACGATCAAAAACTACCTTGTAAGACTTCAACACTGTATGAGCACCCATGATAACCATTTCTGGTTCAAAGTTCGCCATCATAAAGCCAAGCCAGTTGTCGGCGTTCTTGTTGAACTCGTCCAACTTACCTGCTCGCTTGCCTGCTTCGTAACGTGTACGAAGTTCGTAGCTCAAGCTGGTAACCAGAGCGTAGGCAGCAGATACTTCCTTGCTTTTGAAGGTGGTAACTTTGCCGCTCAACACATCTGCAGGATCTGGCAAGTCTGCGGCATGCTTGCGGTGTGCCATGAACTTAATTGCCATACCTTCACCAACCAAGCCCGACACCATGTCTGTGTTAGCACTGTCTGGCATGTCGTCATCAATCATGTCGCTAACAAAGCTCCAGGTACGTGGAGTACTGAAAGCGCGATCGTGTTGCGTAGGATCAAAGTTGTACAAGTCACCTTTGAACTGCTTCAAGAAGCCAACCACGTGTGGATGGATCTCGTTCATGATAGCCCACTGTTCCCAATCTTCAAAGTCCACACGGATTTCCAAGTGCATGAAGCGGTTAGCCAGTGGGCTTGGCATACGGTACGTAACACCTTTATCGCCCATTCGGTTACCGGCAGCAATCATAATCACATTGTCGGGCAATTTATACTGTCCAACTTTGCGGTTCAGAATCAACTGGTAAGCCGCTGCCTGCACAGCAGGAGGAGCACTGTTCAATTCGTCCAAGAACAAGAACACCACATCGTGTTGTTTGGCAAATTCTTCAGTTGGCAATTCGCTAGGAGTAGCCCACTTCATAGTATTGTCGCCGGCACTGTAATAAGGAACACCCTTAATGTCAGTAGGATCCATCAAAGCCATACGCAAGTCTACGACTGCAGAGTTGGGCCATTCTGCGGCAACTTGGTTCACCATATCAGACTTACCTACGCCGGGAGGACCCCAAACGAATACTGGACGGCGTTTTGCAACAGCGCGGCGCAGAATTGGTTTGCATTCGCTGATCTTAACTGTACGGGTTTCTACTTGATTTGCCATAGCGTTTCCTACTTAGGATTTATTGAACATGTATGTATTATAAGGCATTTAGTTGCACTTGTCAACAACTAAATGCCTTGTTGTTTTTATGCTACAGCCTGTTCTTGTGCTGGCATAACTTGCGCGATGAATTCGCTTGCAAGGATTTCTTCTTTAGACATCGGACGGGGCAATGCCACGAACTTGACGTCAGTAAACTTGCCACGAATCAGCGTGCCGGTACGGCGCTTGTCGTTAGTGTAACGAATTGCACCGCGACCTTTGGGATCGACGCCATAGCCAACAAAGGTAAAAACCTTTTCAGCAGTAAGGGATTCAATAGCAGCTTCAATTACAGCCGGGGCAACAGCCGCTGGAGCAATAACTACCATTTCCATGACGCCTGCAATGCGAGCACGAGCGGCACGTTTACGGATAGCTTCGGGGGTTTGCGAAAGAACTTTAGACATATAAAAACTCCAATTTGTGTGTTGAGTGTGTTTTGTTACAGGACTATCCCGCAACAGTTTCAATTATACTACTGATCCAGATCCTTGTCAACCTGTTTTTGATTCTTTTCGCGTCTTTTGTAGACTTTTTTGCTTTCCACAACTTTGGCCCGAAAAGGGCTGTCAGCATGGTACAGCTCAATAGCTCTACGCTTGGTACGCTCTAGCTTCAAAATGATTGTGTTCCGTTTCATAGTGTTACTATTATATGGCTGTTTGAGCCAGAAGTCAACCTGTTTTTGGCTCTTTTTTGTGAAAAAAGTGTTGTATTTTAGCAACTTTTAGCGGTTTGCTAGGTCTCTTGCGTGTCTTAGTACTTGACTCATGCGACCAAAGTTTATACTGGCTAATTCTAGCAGTAAATCCACTGGAGTGGTTGCAATACTGGCCATGCCAAATGCAATTTCACCCATGTCTGCAAAGTATTTGGCAGTGGGCCAACGGGCTTGTTTCAGTTGCCAAGCATCAATTAGCAAGCATTCTTCACCTACACTTCGAAGGTCAATGCGTTTGGTTAAGCCGGGTTTATTTTGTGCAGTAAGCAGTTTGATGGCAATTGGTTCATCCCATATATCAGTGCGTTCAAATGTCCGTGCTATAGTATGAACTAAGAATGCTTCAACATCGGGCTGCAAATATGTTTTGCTAACACCTTGTGCTTCGGACACTAATTCCCATCCTGCTTGAACATATGGTTGCCAATTCTGCATACAAATATTTATGCAGTTTGGAGAAGTTACCGGATTCTCCGGGAATTTTGTAAATACAAGTAACAACATAGGAGGCTAATATGCCACAAGTAACAATCAATATACCAGATGCACCAGAAGGTCCACAAGGAAAACAAGGCCCTAACGGTCAGACTGGACCAGTAGGCCCCAAAGGCGAAACAGGACCACAAGGCGTACAAGGAGTAAAAGGTATCCAAGGTATTATCGGACCTAAAGGCGAAATTGGTCCACAAGGCGTGTCAGGTGCGGCCGCTACAGCTGGCCCAGCATTTGTTGCAAATCAAACCATTGGCCAGTATTTAACTACCCCATCATCACCAGTGCTCGCAATTGGATATTTAAATTTAGTGTTCAACAATGCTGTTAAAAACACAGGAGGATACAATAATCAATCCGGAGTGTTCACGACACCTAAGGCTGGATATTATCAAGTTTCAGCAGGAGCAATAGTATTGCCAGCCTCCTTGTCTGTTTTACAAAATTATTATGGAGCTGCCGCAATTATATTATTTCAAAATTCAACTCAAATTTCAGCTGGACCTTTTATCGACCTTAAAGGTGTGATAGTTAACGGTCAAGCCGCTGGTGTAATTTCAACTTCGAGCCTGAGTACGCTGGTTTATTTAAATGCAGGTGATACAATACAGGTTAAATTAGGATATAATACTAATGCTCCTGCAAACTCATGGAACACTATGCCGATTCCAAATAGTGGTTGGACGCAAAACGTTAAGAACTACTTTAGTGCAGTCTGGATTAGGGGGTAATCTCTAACCTTTTCCTTGCGCACGTCTGCTTAGTCCGTCTAGCCACAAAATGATATCATCGTTGACTAGGCGGATTTCCATTGCATCCTGTTCACCAAAGATTCTGAAGTAACCAGCACCGTGATAGTAAGGCCAATCGAGATGTTGCTCTAGTCCTATTAAGTGCCCAGGCTTGGGGCTCCATCCAGGTTTACATTGGTACGACCAATACCTAAAATGTGGCCTCATTAATTCCCAACCAAATGTGGTCAAGCGTAGACCTTTTTGCTTGCCCGGTTGGTAGTTTTTAAAAACAGTGTACTCTGTTATCTTGGTATTTTCCCAAATGTGAGGTAAGGGATACTGAGCCAGATACTCAGTTATCTTTGTAGCTAGTTCCTGACTCATTGATTTTGCGACCTTGTTTTAACTCAACAACACTAAAGTCATTGACCTTGAACAACTTGTTCATTTTGTCGGCTAAGTTAAATGCATGTCCCGGATTAGAGAAACTCACCTTTTTATATTTTGGTCCCGGATAGCTGATTAAGCTATTCAGTGTGCGAAGATTGATTGGCTTATCTTTGTAAAAGACAGCATATATTGCATCAGCCGCAAGTACTTCTTCGCTCTTGTAAGTTCTTGGGTTTGTATATGTTAACAGGATGTTGGGCTTTGGTCTACTCATACTTTTATTTATCAAAAGTAGGTAGTTAATGGCCCAGTTACACAGTTACACCCGGAGAGATTGGTTTAAAGTTATCACCATGAATTATAATACAACTTGTATCGGGCGTAGCAACAGGTGTAGCTACCATGGTCCATGAACGAGTGGTTGTGTTAACCCAAATTGTCATGATTACAACACCATCTATTTTACCGGTCCCAATAATCTGCTCACCTGCGCCCTGTAGCTCTTTTCCAAGAGCCAGCGTTTCACCGCATGTCCATTGGGATTCTAGCTTAAAGACTTCTGCATTAACCGGCCATGCAAAAAATGCAATGCAGAACGCTATTAGGGAAATGATCCCTATTTTAATTGTAGCTGGCCGCCAGCCATTCAGTGTGTTGTTGAGCATTATCTGAGGACTTCTGTAAATTGTACTTACCACAGAACTTCATAAAATGTGGTCCTACGCTTGGATTACGCTCTTTTTGTACTGCTTCGGCAATTGTTGTATCTAGCTCTGCTTTGATATGATCGGGCTGTGCAGTCAAGTCAATTATAGCCTTATTACGCTCATAATCGTCACGCACTAGATGCTCGACACCTTCGTGGTCGGTCCAACGTTGCAGTAGCAGATTGTTCCACATGAAGCCTTTGTTATGTCGATCAGCAAAGGCTTCTCGGAGTCCAACTTTGTTTTTGGTGCCAACAGTACGCACACCGGGAAATGCTGAAAACACGTTGTCGCTAGTATCGCCGCGCATACATTTTTCAAACAGCAACCATTCGGGTTCCGGTGCTGGCTTTACTTCTTTTGTTTTCTTGTCTTTAACTGGCTTACCTTTTTCATCAAAGTAGCCTTCGTGTGTAGTAAGCACACCACTGATACCATTGAACAACTGAACGTTTGGCGCAATCAGTTGTTCAAAGTCGGTGTCACTTGAAACAATAATATGATTTGAATCTTTGTGCAACTGAATCCAACGTGCAATAAAGTCGTCAGCTTCGCATACAGAATTCTTAAGAACAGTCACATTGGTTCGGGTACTGATGTATTCGTAGAACTTGTCAAACGATTCCCAGAACAGTTTTTCTTCTTCTGCTTCCTTAGGAGTATGCTTTGCACGACCTTCTGCACGATTGGCCTTGTAAGGCTTGTAAGCATCCTTGCGCCAGCTTCGGCCTTCGAAACAGAATACAACATGCTTGCCCTGACGTTCGCGCCACTGACGCAGGACCGAAGCAAGAATAATATGGTAGCTCATTGCAACACGCTCTTCAGGATCACCAGAACGGATCACATGGCGGGCACGGAAGAACAAGTTTGCGGCATCAACGATTAAATATGTCATGTTACAATTATAGCACTAGACTGCCAGTCTGTCAAGCATTTTTTTCGTTGCTTGTCTGATCCCAAGGCGGCGCACACGCTGTTAACTCCATTACCCCATTTGGTCTTTTCATATAGCCAAGTTTGACAAACTGGTCTGGTATATGGATTACTTTAATAGGATCATTTGGTCGTATAATACCAGGTTGGACCACTTGTCCAAGAACACCAATACGTGAAACTTCGCCATGGGAAACATTCTTTCTCCAATGGAAATATTCTTCTACTGTCGGATACAGTACATTTATAAATTTAAAACATGATGTTCTAAGGTGTGTTATTTTAATTTGTGCAATATCACCAAACTGCAATACAGTGCCAGCGCACATTTCTTCCAATGGAGTAGAACCTTCAATTTGAATATTTTCTCCAAATTGTCCAGCCTGCACATCTTTTTTATAAATTGTGTTTAGTTCGGTGTAACGTTCTTTAGTTAAGATGCTAACTTGTGCATAAGTGGAAGCATTAAACCAATTGTTGTCAATTTTTGTAATCCAATCAGCAGCAAAATGTCGATCACCAACTACACCACCATTTACTACTGTCACAAAGTCTTGCGGGAATTTTGTAATGACATTAGTCTGTAATGCTGCATAGTTATTACGAATTTCGTCAGTGATGTCGGCATTACGGATACATTGGTTGCGCAAACTTAGTGCGATCCTATTGATAGGAATACGATCCTCGTCGGGTACACGAGTGCCTGGCACTAAATTAACAGAGCTTACCTTCATTGATTGCGAGTACGATTGTTTGTTTGCATACGGCCTGCATCGGCAACAAACGAAGTTTCAGCATCACTATCCATGCTTACGTTGCGGCACATATCAGTGAACCATTGGTCCACAATTTCTTCGGGTGAAGCACCTTGGTAACCACCACGTTGAAGGAAATGTACAAAGGCCGGATTCCATTCTAACTCAAAGTATCCTTGCTTGGGATTGTCCGGTGCCAAATGAGCCTGTACTACATTAACCCACGGCTCAGAACTGTTCCGCATTGATTTTGCGGTCTGCTTCTTTTTAAAAATCTTCTTAATAAATTCAAACATTTTAGCTGCCTCGTCCAAATATAGCTTCTTCTCTTTTGGGTAAATCAGTTAGTACCGTTTCCCGCCACTCTGTTGATTCAATGTACCAGTTGCTTCGTTCATCTTGTGTACGATAGCAACCAATGCACATTCCGGTTTCATCCGATACACAGATACCAACGCATGGATTTGTTAAATTTGCATGATCATCATTCATTGTTTATTCTTAAATGCCTTAAAAAGCATAGGGATTTGTTTATCTCTATACTGCGGTAGTTCGGGTACAAGCCTACTACGTTGTTCAACTTCGTCGCTGTACGTGGCTTTACATAGACTGCAAGGTAATTCTTCGGATTGCATAGTTACAAGTTTTCCATTTACTTTACAAAAGTGAGACCAAGTTGCCATATTATATATCAACTCTGGTTACAGAGTGTGCGCCGCCTCAAGTTCTTTAACAGTGCTTTCAATAGCATTGGCAAAGTTTAATGCACTTTGTTTGTCAAGTAACATATGATGCTCCTGCTTATGAACACCTTTAAACAAGATATCATAAACTGCGCCCAACCGTTGCCCCCAACCTCGCCATACAGGAGTCCATGTTGTTACATAGAAACTTACTTCAACGTCGGGAATGTCTCGATCACGTTGAACTTCAATCCACATTTTAGCTGCATGATCATCAGATGTGCAATCACACTCAACGTTGAAGACTCGAGCATCGCCAAAGTCTTTCTCAATACTAATACCTTGTGCAGGTGTTTGCGCTTTCATTGGATTTCCTCCTGTATATCCTGTACCGTACATTTTAATATCTGTATGTCTCGGGCTTAAACGGCCCACTGACAGTGACACCAATATAGTTTGCTTGCTTTTCTGTCAATGTAGTCAACTGTGCGCCAACGTGTGCTAAATGTAATTCAGCAACACGTTCGTCTAGTTTGCGTGGTAGGTTGTACATTTCTCCGCGAGCATAGTTTGCAGTATTTTGCCACAATTCTAGTTGCGCTAGAACTTGATTGGTAAAACTATTACTCATTACAAAACTTGGGTGCCCTGTTGCACAACCCAAATTCACAAGTCGACCCCGTGCTAAGATAATAATTTGTCGACCATTACTCAATTTAACCAAATCAACTTGCGGCTTAACTTCGGTCCATGTTGCATCTGATAAACTTGCAATGTCAATTTCAGAATCAAAGTGTCCAATGTTACACACGATAGCATTGTGCTTCATTTGAAGCATGTGGTGCTTGGTAATAACGTCAACATTGCCAGTAGCAGTTACAAAAATGTCAGCATGCTGACATGCCCAATCCATTGTAACAACACGATATCCATCCATTGCGGCTTGCAACGCACAAATTGGATCAACTTCAGTGACCCATACCTGAGCGTTAAGTCCACGTAAACTCTCTGCAGAACCTTTGCCCACATCACCATAGCCACATACCACTGCTACCTTACCAGCAATCATAACATCAGTTGCACGTTTAAGTGCATCAACTAACGATTCGCGGCAACCGTACTTGTTGTCAAATTTAGTTTTTGTTACAGAATCGTTTACATTGATTGCAGGCAATTTTAACGTGCCGGCAGCAATACGCTCGATAAGTTTATGAATACCAGTTGTTGTTTCTTCGGATACACCAACAATAGCATCCAACAATTCTGGATGCTTATCATGCACATATCCAGTCAAGTCATGACCGTCATCAAGCAACATGTTTGGTAACCAACCATCTGGTCCAGACATCGTTTGTTCGATACACCACCAGTACTCTTCTTCGGTTTCGCCTTTCCAAGCAAAAACAGGAATACCAGCCGCTGCCATTGCAGCCGCTGCTTGATCTTGTGTAGAGAAAATATTACAACTACTCCAACGCACACTTGCACCCAACTGTACTAGTGTTTCGATTAAAACAGCAGTTTGAATTGTCATGTGCAGGCTACCTGCAATGCGAGCACCTTTCAGTGGTTGACTATCAAGATACTGATTGCGTAATGCAATAAGTCCAGGCATCTCATGTTCGGCAATCTCAATCTCTTTGCGACCCCATGGCGCAAGACTAATGTCTGATACTTTGTAATCCATACTGTTCCTTAAAATAAGTTAATCTTTTCCCACGGTAGGTAATCTTTACCAAAGTGGCCGTAATTTGTAGTACTACTATAGATGGGACGGAATAGGTCAAAGCGGTCAATAATACCCTTTGGTGTCAAGTCAACTAAATCTTCAACTGTCTTTGTCAACTTCCTACTATCACCATTGCTTTCAATATAAAAGCTCATTGGCTGTGCAACACCAATTGCATAGCTGATTTGAACCGTGGCCCAATCAGCATACCCACCAGCTACAATATTCTTAGCGATCCAACGTGTCAAGTAAGCAGCACTACGGTCTACTTTGGTAGGATCCTTGCCACTGAAAGCACCTCCACCATGCGGGCAAGAACCTCCGTAAGTATCTACAATAATTTTGCGGCCTGTTAGACCAGTATCACCATCGGGGCCACCAATAACAAACCTACCAGTAGGATTGATAAAAAATTCAGTACTATCATCAATTAAATTGGCAGGGAGCAAATTTCTAATAATAGTTGTAATTGTTTTACGAACAGTCAGTATATCAATACCTTCTTCGTGCTGTGTACTGCAAACTACTTTGGCAATACGCTTTGGAGTACTGTCGTCATTATATTCAAATGTTACTTGACTCTTTGCGTCGGGGCCAAGCCAACCAATAATACCATTTTTGCGAACATCAGCAAGACCTTCCACAATACGATGTGCCCAGTAAATTGCACTTGGCATATATGTGTCAGTTTCGTTACACGCATAACCAAACATTAGACCCTGATCGCCTGCACCGAAGTTATCGGTCCCTAGTGCAATGTCTGCACTTTGCCCGTGTAATAGATTTGTAATTTCAACTGTGCGCCAATCAAAGCCACCTTGTTCGTATCCGATGTCTTTAATGACTTTACGAATCGCACTATCAACTTCTTCAGTGTGCAATACACCTTTATATTCGCCAGCAACCACTACGCGATTTGTAGTAACTAATGTTTCGCAAGCACACCGCGATGCAGTGTCTTGTTTTGCCATAACCAAGTCAAGGATAGCATCACTGATGCCATCGGCTACTTTATCTGGGTGTCCTTCTGATACTGATTCACTTGTAAATAGATAACTCATTCATTCCTTTTATAATTTTGTGTAACACACTTTGATTTATCGTTATTTGCCCCAACCGTTTGACCAAATGTCAACGTGCAGTCGAGGACTATAACGATAACCACGTGCCAAGGCTTCATCGGCAATATGTCGTGTATTAGAGAAGTATGCTTTGTCAGTGCCACCAACTGGCATAACATATACCTGTCCATGGAACCCGGCTGCACGATATTCTTTAACAGCACGATCAACTTCATCAAAGTCTAGGATGTTATCGATGACAAACTTTAAATAAACGTAACCACGTTGTTGGTATTCAACAACAACTTCTGGCTTAATTGCATCCGACCATTTCTCTCCGCTGGCACTTAGCTTGGGACTTACACTGAATGTAATAGAATCCTTAGGCAAGTGATAGCTATCTGACAAAAAGTCTTTGAACTCTTTGTGTAAGTGTTGAGTACCGTTTGTTTCAAATGTCAAGTTATGCAGGTCACGCATCCGCGGATTACTTAATAGTTCCGGATACAATGCCTGCCAACCCAACAGCGGTTCACCACCAGTGATAACAAGATGTACATCGTTACCGTTGTCTTGCATCCAATGATTGTTAGGAGTTAAGTCTAGCATTGTGTCGATGCTTTGCTCAACGCTATAGCTAGGGCTTAAATGTTTAAATGCAGGGTGCCACGATGCATAGCTATCACATCCTGTTTGTGCAAGTGGCAAGTCATTGAATGTTTTGTACAAGTGTACAACTTTACCAATGTCATCAGGTTCTGCGGTCTTTTCGCCAGCTGGCAGTCCAAAGCCCGGGCATTTAAAGTTGCAACCAAATGTTCTAAAAAACACACTTGGCACACCAATAAAGCGACCTTCGCCTTGTGCGCTATAAAACACTTCGCTTACTTTAAATTCATTCATAGATATTTGACCATTTCTTTAATTTTTCAACCTTGGCTTGCTTGGCAAGATCCAGGCCTGCATCTGTTACAACACCCTTTAATTTTAACAGATCTACCATGGCAAGTACATCACCAATTTCACCTTCTAAGTGTTGTGCATTAGTTAGGGGCTTACCCGGCTTGAAGTTATCCAAACCAAATCGATTGCACTTGCTTACTGCCTGTACAACTTCGGCACATTCCTCTGAGAGGATGTTCATAATTTCGTAAAGTTTTTTATCCATTTTTAAATTCCATATGTGGTGCGATATCGTTGTCAAATACTTGAGCCATGCTGTCCCATAGAAACTTGCGCTCATCTGGACTCATCCCCGATTCCCAAGGCGCCGGATCAATATCTTTGTTAAGTCCAAAGTCGTGTCGAAGAGTCAGACACATGCTGGTAATAATTTGTTCTCTTGTTTTCATGGTCTTGGAAAGTCCAATTGGAATACGTGTGCTCGAGTACCTTTTAGTGCTAACAGCATTTGTTCTTGTTGTGCGTCTTCGAGACTAACGTAGTAGCCAGGGAAGATGGCCGATGACACCACAGAAGTACTATGTGTCGTCATTGTACCACTTGCACTAATACTAGCTACAATCCAAACACATAGGGTTTCTGGCGGGTCAATTGGCTTCATTGATTAAATCTCGCTATACTCATCGCTATCTACTTTGGCTGCGTTAATAGCATGCCGCAATGCTTCTTCGACAAGTGCATTAAAGGTCATATCACGTTCGTGAGCCAACTTCATATATGTCAATAGTTCTTCATCTGAAAAGTCAACTGCAACTTGTACACGAGTATCGTATTCTTCACCTGCTACAATAGCTTCCAACTTTTCTAAAAAGTCTTCAACAACATCCAAGTCGATATAGTCTACGTCATCCCAGGCTTGATTACTACTCACACCACGTGATACCCCTTCAAGATCGTGTTTGACCTTGTACTTGGGATTGATCAAACGATAAGCACGGTTATTGGTGTAGTCACATACTTCTACTTCGTACACTTTTTGGCTTTTGGTACTGAACACAATGTTAGCACTCCATCCACCATCACTATGAACGCCATTCCAGGCGCTCAGTTGATGAGAGTTAGATCCATAACATTCCCAACCGTAGTCCCCGCCTTCAGTGATGCGATAGCTAACAGCTTCGAAAAATTCTTTCATTGTAATCATAATGTTTCCTTAAATTTCAATTAAAATATTAGGGTTCCAGCCACTGTCTTCGCTGTAACCATCGCTTTCGTAACCACGGGGGTTACATACAATTCTAGTCTCACCAATTGTATAATCAAACGGATGATGAGTGTGTCCATGTGTCCACAGTTTAATCTGTGGGTGATCCATAATGAACTCACTCAAGTCACTGTGGTAACCACCGTTCATCAAGTATTCATTTTTGTAACTTTCATGTACACTTTGAAAGCTGGGACTGTGATGTCCAACCACAACAAATTTCTTGTCGTGTTGTTCAGCAAGCACACTTCTAAAGTATTGCAATGTACGAGCATGACGATCTACAACATCACGAGCACTCATGCGAGCAAATTCTCGCTTGTCATTTCGAATGATACGGAAGTCGTTCATCATACCTTCAATGGCATGCAT